ATGTGTGTTGCAGTCGCCGATTCAGTGATGGCAATTGCGACACTATCGCTAACTGCCTGGATGCGCGTTGCCGTTGCCGATTCGGTAATCGCAATACCGGGCGCTGCGCTTGCCGCCGCCGTAAGGCCAGCCGTTGCTGCCGCCGTGATGGTGATAACTTCGGCTGTTCCGAAGCTGGTCAGACTATCCAGCGACGTGACGATTGCGTCGATGCTGCTTGAATATGCGTCGAGCTGCTCAAGCGTTGGGCTTGAACGATAATTGGCTACTTCTCTCAGAGCCGCCGTGTTCCAATCGGAACTGTCAAGTGATGTGACCAGCGCATCGATGGACGTTGACCAGCCGTCAAGCTGTTCTAAAGTTGGGCCGACAATTTCGGCCATGACTAGGCTGCCGTGACAGTCAGATCGCCGGAATTAATTCTAAGCACGTCACCGCTTCCGATGGTTTTAGCCGCCGAGAATGCGCCGTGGATTAAAAGATTCCCGCTGGTTGACGCATCATAAATTCCATAATGACTGACTGATCCCCAGGAGCCGGTTGCGGTTGGGAACGTCACCGTCGCGCTTGACGCGGCGCTTGCGGACGACGCGGCGGCAAATGTAATTGACTGTCGCGTATAGCCACTACCACTCAATTCGGTGCCGCTATCGTCATCACCAAAACTGCCGGTGGAAAGACCGACATATATTGTCGATGGCATCGTGTATGATCCTGTACCCAGGACGTGGTCAAGGATTTCATTTTCAAGATAATCGCTCATTGCGCTCATCGAACTTCTCCGTAATCAGTGGAATAGGTTAAGGCACCGCTGCCGTATTTGGCCTTGTCTTCATCTGTTTTTATCGCCGCAATTGCTTGACCGAAATGTGCATCATGGAAGCCCCGGCGTTGGTCATCCATCAGATAGCCAAACGCTTCGGCGAGGGCGCCATGCAAATAAGCGTCGGGATGTCTCGCCAGGATGTTGTTCGTTGCAGTGGCATCGCCAAGGGCGTCGATGTCAGCGACATACATGATTTCCGCCGTGTAGCCGGAATCCGGCGTCGGGCGGAAATAAATTTCAGTGCCGATGATCGAGTACGCGACCGGCTTGCCTGTGCCGGCGCTTGGATACTCGCGGTCGATGGCATGGGGAGAATGATAATTCAAAACGGTAATCGGTGATGTGTTCAGCCGCACCTCTCTGATTCGTCTCAGATCAGTAGGCAATGAAACGTATGCGTCACTGGCAACCAATGTTGCGGTGGTTCGTTTTTCCTGACTGCGCGTTTCTAACTCGCGATTCATCCGTGCCTCGGCCAGCGTGATGAACTCCGGGCTGCGCCCAGACAAATCTGTCCTGGCGAGCCAGTTATCGACTGCCGTCTTTAATTCTGTGTAAGTCGTTATAGCCATGTTAGACCGTACCGCCTATTGACCGGAAATGACGGTTTTCTGGATCGTTCAACCATTTTTTCCAAGCCGTCAAATTGTGTTTCGGCTCTCCCAATTTTTCAACGAGTTGGTGGTAGAGATTGCCGGGAATTTCTGCGACCTTCTGCTGATGACGCTGAGTGTTGCCGATTAGGCTGCCGTATCGCCAATCGTTAGCCATGCGCTTGTTGGCCGCAATGATTGGATCGACTTGTTGCTCTGTGACAACGTGAATATCGTCGCCATCGGTCTGCATGTAGGTCTTTTTGCCGGGTGCTTGGGAAAGCGGTAATTTCATTTTAACCTCGAAAAGTTTGGGGAGAGCCGAAGCCCTCCCCGCGCTTATGTTTTAAGATCAGGAAGTATTCAGATCGAAAATCGCGGCATGCGATTTGGGCGCATCGACTATCAATGTCCACTCTGAAACAATCGCGAACTGTTCGCGATCTCCTGTTGGTGCTACGTCGTTGACACTGAACATGCGGCCAGGTAAATGACCGATTGAATAGTGGTCAGAATCGAGCAGCAAGATTTCCGTGTTGGTAGCTTGCCGGTCAATAACGACGTTTAGTGTGCCGAAATCCGTAAGATACATCGAAACTGAACCAATTATGATCGCATCTTTCGGCGCACTCGCCGTCATATGCAATTGGTTTGTCACAATGCTTCCGCTGGACAGGTCACTAAACGCAACCTTATTGGCGGGTGACACGACAAGCATGTCGGGACTTCCGCCATCGCTATACGCATCTTTCATTGCGCTATCAACGTCGGCTAACGCCAAAGCGTCATCTGTACCCGACATTGTAGCGGCATCAGAACCATCACCAGTTGCGGCAGACGAACCTGATTCGACTACTACGTTGGTGATGTACGACAGAAATTTGCCGCATTTGCGAGGATCGGAACTTGACCGTGCCTCATTTTTGAAAAGCGCTTTATCGATATCGCGGCGTTGTTCACATTTACCTTCAATTAAGATCGTTAATCTTAACCCGCCTTCCGGCTGCTGCACATTGCTTTTCAACCTGTGCAGATGAGACTATCTCATCACCCTTTTTTAAGGGGCTGGGCGCTTCGGAACCACTTGGTTCCTACTTCCTTTCGGAATAGTCGTTGGACGTTCCTCTTGCGAGGCTTCGCTGCTGATTATCTGTTGCCAGACTTCCCAGCAATTCACCCAGTTATTGCCCGCTTATTACTAAGCGGCGGCACTGAACTCGTAGTTAATGCCTTTTAAAATTTTGACATAAGCCGCTTCCTTATCGCGACCCGCTTTATCGACAACCTCCAACGTCTTACTGACTTGGGCGGCTTGTGCGCTTATTTGGTGGTAATTTCCGAGACGTGTAGTTGCGCTCGGATTAACATAGGACCAGTCCGCTCCCTCGTTAACATAATTCGTGTCAACGGCAGCGGTCAGTTCTTGTACTTGCCACTCGTGAAATACGCCTTTTGTGGTCGTCAATTTGGCATTGGAAAATATCGGCGTATCGTCGGGATCAATTCTGGTGATTACATCAACCAAATCTTCCCGTTCTCCAATGGCTGTACTGGTTGCCCAGGTTGCCATGTTAGTCTCCTATTAAGTTAACAGAAAGTCCACGGCAGCGTCCATCGCCGCCCGTCCCTTCTTGTTGCTGACATTAGCGAGAGCTTTTTGCTTTCGCCGTTGATTGGATTGTCGATTGCTTTTCGGCTGACCACTCTTGGTCATCTTAGGAGCCTTGCGAGTCTTTTTCTGAGCGGCTGGCTTTCCATCCATAAGCTCGTCATAGAGCATCGCCTTTCGGATCATCATAACCGCACGGGAGTCAGAGACGTTTTGCAATTCGTCAGGTGTGTAACCTTTTCGCTGCGCGTATGTCACAACCGCTGATTTTTCCGTCTGTGCTAATGTTTGATCGATCCATTCTGGAATCAATTCCGTCAATCGCTCTTGCTCTTCCGCCAACCGCTTTTGCGCGGCGACTTGAGTTTGAGCCATTTGCTCTTGCTGAACTCTTACCTGTTCAGCCTGAACTTGCTCGACGGCTTCCTTCCTATCCCGCGCCAGATCACGCTGGCGGGTGTATTCCAAAGGATCGGAAGTATATAATTCATCCCAAAATTCTTGAGTCGGTTCCTGTTGACTGAGGGCTTGACCCAAAGCATTCAGCTGGTCGGCGTAGCGCAAGCGCTCGCCTTGCACGGCTTCCAGTTCCGCTTCGGCTGTTTTACGCGCCTCGGCGACTTGCTGTGTCTTCCGTGTGTAGTCTGACTGCCGCATATACGAGTTTGTCAATTCCGATAATGGAACGTCGAACTCTTCCTCGCCCACGCGAACCGCGTAGGTTTGTTCTGCGTCGTCTTGGACTACGTCTTCCGTTTCTTCCTCGACATCGGCTTCGGATTCATCGTCATCGATTTCCTCTGCCTCGTCGTCAGCGTCAACGGTTTCGACCTCCACCTCATCGGCTTCGGCGTCAGACTCTTCAACAATGGGTTCATTTTCAACCAATTGTTCTTGAGTCTGTTTCTCTTCGCCAGCGTCAGCTTTTTCCGTTTCCGGTGCTGTTGCTGAAAGAAGGACATCAACCGCATCAGCAGTTGACAAGCGAGAAGTCCCTGTGTCAGGGGCTGCTTCTTCCATAATAATTCTCCACTATATTAGACTGCCCGAATGGGCTTGGTCATCATGTCCGATGGACAAGATCAGTGCAGCGGGATTTTAGCGCTCCCCGCTTCAATTTGTTCGCTGGCCATCTTGCCCGTCATCATCAAAGATTCTAGATGCAACCTGATGTGGTGCAGTGTGCCAGCGGCAATGTATAAGCGCTCGCGTAATGCCACGTCTTCCGGCTCGGAGCGCTTCCATTGCTCTAAATAATATTCTTCCAACGCCTCAAAGGCGTTTTGAAATTCTTCATTCCGCACAACCTCGGCGGCTTTGTTACCCTTTGCAACTTCGTCCTCTAAATCGTACATCATACCCTCGGAATGTTGGTGCTGATATTTGCGCCGGTGGCCGCTTCAAGACCTCTAAGCTGCGCCTCAAATTCCATTTCCTGCTTGCGGATTGCCATTTTCATTTCCAACTCCTCGCGCTTCAATTGAAGCTCAGCCATCATTTTTTCTCTAGCCAGAGCAATCTCAGCTTCGACCTTCATGCGCTCGACAGCGTTGTCACCCTGACCGGCTTGCGCCATCTTCTGTTGGAATCGTTGCTGCACGTCTGGCGGTAGGTTGGCCGGGTCGAGGAAGAAATCACCGCCGTTTTTAAACCCAGACGACTCCAGCATCTTGACCAGGGTGTTGCGATATTGAGCCAGCGAACAGAGAGGATTATCAATGCCCATTTG